CACCTCAAGCATCGACCCTCAGTAATCCTCTTCTTAAACGTGCTGCAGACATTACGTCAAACTATGAGTCTGCAGGTGCTGGCGGTTACAACGCAGTTAATCAGGGTGGTGAAGCAGGTGGTACTAAAATTCCTGCAGGATTCTACTCTGGTGATTTCAGGAACATGAAACAACACGGTGGTCGTGATCTAACCACATTGACTGTTGGTGAGATTATGGATCTTCAAGCTGATCCTGGTAAATCCATGAGCAATGCTGAGTGGGTAAAACAAGGTAAGCTTCACGCTGTTGGACGCTATCAATTTATTGGTAGCACTTTGAAAGGTCTTGTAAAGCGTTTAGGTATTTCTCGTGATGAGAAGTTTAGCCCTGAATTGCAAGATCGCCTTTTCTTATCTCTTCTAAAGAGTGGCGGTCCTGGCCAGTGGGTTGGACTTAATAAAGCTACACCTGAAGAACTCGAACTAATCCGTCGCGCTCAAGGAATGCTATGACATTAGAACAACAAAGAATTGACGCGACTTCTATGGTAGCCAAAGAGCTACGTGAACGAGAAGAGAAACAGCGTCAAGAGGAAGAACAACGTAAAGTTGAACAAGCTCAGTTAGAGCAAGAGAAAGCAGCTGTTGCTGAACGGGAAGAGTCAAAAAACACAATGAACATGTTTGAGCGTGCTCAAGCAAACATTGATGATATGCGGGCTGCTAAGAAACAAATGCAGCCTAACCAATATGGTCCAAGTGAGAACGCTATTGAACTGATTGACTCAGTTAAAGGCGGTCTTGCGAAGACTGCTAGCTCTGTCATGACGTTCCCAGAACGTGCATTCGACATGACGACTGGTGCATACGAGCGTGAAGTGGCTGAAACTGGTGAGTACAAGCCTGGGTTTGATCCCCTTGGTTTGTCTGACTACGAGTCAGGTACAAGAACTTGGTGGGGTAAGCTCAGTGAAATGGGCGTCCACTTTACCGGTATGGCTGGTGTTGTCAAAAAGGTTCCTGGCGTTGGACCGATGGTTCAAAGAGCTGGACTTAAGGGTGACTTAGCTGTTGGTTTTGTGTCTGATGCCCTTTCCTCTACTTCTCAAGAGGGTAACATCAGCCAAGAAATCTATGAATCTAAGCTGCTAGAACGTGTGCCCCTTATGGGAGCTGTTCTACAGCCTGCTGTGGGTGTAGTTGCAACTAAAGATAGTGATCATCCTTGGCTCAAAACTCTTAAGAATGCTGTTGAAGGCATGGGTGCTGACGTTATTGTTAGTAAAGTACTACGTGGTTTTAACGGCGGTAAAGGTATAGATGATGCCCGTAAAGCTGACGTTCAAAAGCAAAAGGATGATACTGCTATCGAAGAGATGACTGCATCTCAAGATCAGCGAGCAGCTAAAGAAGTTGAGATTCAACAGTTTGAAACTGAAATCTCTACTATGGAAGCACGGATCAAAGGTATTGCCGATGGTCCTAAAAAAGATCAGTTGAATCAACAACTTGATATTCTTAAGAATGACCTAGAAACTACTAAGCAAGAACTGGAGACCGGTAAGTTTAGTGCTTACGTTAACCAGGAGATTGCTGATCCTTGGCTGGGTGCTCCTAACTCTCGTGCTGCGTCTACCGTTGAACTGGATAAACAGGCTAAGCGTCTAGATGACATTGGTGATACCCCTGGCATGGGTTCTACTGACGCTATCTTTACCCCTGCTCAAGCTAACCGTATGGCTACTCAGTCTGGTTTGCTTGATGCAGAGCTGGACAAGATGGGTCGTGAACTACTGACTGATAAGAAGTATCAGGAAGAACTTGCTAAAGCCAAAGCAAAAGGTCAAACCTTTACTGAACATTATAAGTGGCACTTTGACCGGTTGCAAGAGACCATGGGTCGCCACGCTACCGCTGTAGACGCAGAAGACTTCTGGAAACCATTCTTTGAAGATCCTGCTAATATCATTGGTGGTGATGCGGTTTGGAGTTCTAAAAACGTCATCGCTGCTGACCTTGTTAACGCTTCGTTGTTCTCTCAACTGCGTGACCTTGGTATTGCCAGCCGTGAGCTGGTAGATGTTGCAGACATTATGGACACCGATGGTCCGATGAAGACCATTGCTGACCGTCTTATCATTGGTCTGACTAACGTTAAGCGTTCTCGTTACCTGCAATCTGCTGAATTCCGTGCTTTGCAAGGTAAGGAATTGAAGGAAGCTGAGCTTAAGAATCGTACTGAAGAGATCCGCGTTGAGTCGGAGTTCGCAGTCAACACCATGATGGAGATGGCACAACGCTCAGACAACGATGCTTTGGCACGTGCTCTGGCTGAGGCATTCTCCATGAGCAATAAGATCCAAAACTGGAAAGACCTTGACGCTTACATGCGTACCCGTCTGACCAGCATGGGTGTTAACGCTAACACTGGTTTGATGATTAAGGAGCTGCAAAGTGTAATGACACACAGCATTCTTAGCGGTCCTAAGACTCCTTTGCGAGCTGTGATGGGTACCAGTACTGCTTCACTGTTGAGACCGGCTAACACCGTTCTTGGAGCTGCTATGCGTCGTGACTGGGATAGCTATCACGCTAACCTTGCTACTATCAACGCATTTACGCAAACTATTCCAGAAGCATTTAAGTTGTTTAGGACTAACCTGAACTCCTACTGGAATGGTGATGTAGCTAACATTAAAACTCGTTTCCAAGAGGCTCAAACTCGTTCTGCTGATGAGTGGGCATTCTACGGTGACTGGGTAGAAAGGAATGGTAATCTGGGTGACAAAGCCGCTTATCACATTACTAACATTGCTCGTGGTCTTAACAACAGTAAGTTTCTGACGTACAGCACCTCTATTATGGGTGCTACTGACGATGCTTTCAAGTTGATTATGGGTCGTGGTCGTGCACGTGAGAAGGCGATGCGCCTTGCTCAAGAACAAACCAAGGAAGGTATTATACCAAAAGTGACTCCTGAGTTGCTTAGGAAGTATGAAGATAACTTCTATGATGACCTACTTGACATGGATGGTAACGTTGATATTAACAGCGACACCTTCCTCAAGTCTATGGTTGAAGAAGCTACTTTGACTAAAGATCTGGACAACCTTGGTAAAGCTCTTGAGGATCACTTTACTAAGATGCCTTTTACCAAACCGTTCTTCCTGTTTGCACGGACCGGTATCAACGGTCTAATGGTCAGCTACAAGAACATGCCTGGCATTGGTCTGCTGCACAAAGAGTTCTACGATATTAACAAAGCTACGCCTGATGACTTGATGGCTGTGGCTAAGTACGGTATCAACACTGCCGAAGACCTGGCTAACGCTAAGGCTATGTACGCCGGTCGTCAAGCGGTTGGTGGTGCTGTGACTAGCATGGCTGCATTCCATTATATGAATGGTGGTCTGACTGGCAACGGTCCACAAAACCGTCAACAGCGTCAGCTGTGGCAAGATACTGGCTGGCAACCCCGTAGCATCAAAATTGGTAACACTTGGGTTAGTTACGATTCTTTTGAACCGTTTAACCTGATGTTTGCTACCATTGCTGACATTGGCGACAACATGAAGCTGATGGGACCGCAGTGGGCAGAACAGAACCTTGCTACTGTTGCACTGGCTGTTGCTGGTACTGTTACCAGTAAAACCTACCTGAGTGCATTGACTCAACTTGTTGATGCTCTGTCGCTTGAAACTAAAGGTGGTGAAAAGATCCTTGGTCAGCTTATGAACAATACTGTGCCTTTGGCTGGTCTTCGTAATGAGCTGGGTAAAGTTTTCAACCCTAACATGCGTGAAATTAACAACAGCATCGGTGAAACTCTGCGTAACCGTAACCTGATGTTTGAAGAAGGTCCGTTCCAAATGCCTGTTAAATATGACATGTTGAACGGTGAACCAATCCGTGAATGGAACTTTATCGAACGTATGTGGAATGCTTTTAGTCCTGTTAACCTTAAAATGGATGACAGCCCTGGGCGGCAACTGCTGTGGAACAGCGGTTATGACCTGCGTTTGACTGCTTACACTACTCCTGATGATGCTTCTATTTCTTTGAAGGATCACCCTCAACTGCGTTCTTACTTCCAACAGGAACTTGGTCGTTTAAATCTTGAGGGTCAGCTTAATGAGTTGGCTAAGGATAAGCGTATCAAAGAGTCTGTCAAGTTGTTTAACGAAGATGTCCGCATAAATAGCGGTGTTGATCGTCGTCTTGACCCGATGGAATCTTATCATCATAACTTGGTGATTAAGAACATGTTTGAAAGTGCACGTAAAAAAGCTTGGGCTAATGTGCTCAAGAAATACCCAGAAGAAACTGCACCTCTGTATGCAGAGGATCGGCGGCTTAACATTCTTACTGAACAAAAGCTGCTTGAAAGTAAGCTTCTGAATATGCCTAAATAACCCACCCATTCCCCTTAATTACGTAACGTAATGGCAACTACTCAAAATACATACACCGGGAATGGCTCATTAACTGAGTATTCCTTTACATTTCCATATCTCGAAGAGTCAGACGTTAAGGTAAGTCTTGACGCTGTTGACCAGCTTACAACTGCATATTCTTTTGCCAACGCTACAACTATCTCTTT